AAGACCCTTGTTATATAACCATTATCATCTAACATTTTAAGCCAGTTTTGAACTGCACCCCTACTTACTTCATAAAGTTTACAAAAGTATTCAGTAGAGGCGGTGCATTTACCATTCATATTACATAGAGCAGTTATCTCTGCATAAAGTAATTTAGCGTTAGGTGTCAAGTCTTTACTGTATCTTACTTCAGCTGGTATTATTGCATAGTAGTTAGGCTTTTCTTTCATAAGGTAATTATTTCAATATCATATTTAAAATTCTGAAGTGCAAGTTTAACATTTTCTAATTGATTATAGAAGTTCCTGTAAGAAACTTTAATATCTGTTCCTACTTTACCTGATTTAATTCTTATTATTACTTGTTCTTTTTCACTATTAAAAACATTATTTTTTCTTAAATAATCTTTAAGCTGTTGCAAGTCAAAGAAGGATTTTTTAGAATCTTCTATAGTTTGAAAAGCATTAAAAACTTTATTAAATATATCTCGGTATTTAGGAAATGTTGAATAGTTATTCTTATGATTCTTTTCATAGTGATAGATTAAAGTTCTATCTCTATTAATTACCTTAGCTATAGTTGAATGAGGTATTTTATATTCTATCCTAGCTATTACGCTTGCTATAGATCTTGCTACCTGAAGCTCTTGTATTCTACTTTTGTAGCCTAGAGAACCCTTACGCAAGCCTAACAGTGATGTCGTTAGGTTGCATAAGTTTTTAAATTTATCTTCTTGTGTCATCTTAAAATGGTAAATCTTCATCAATAGAAGGAGGAGTAGTTGAATATTCTACAGATGCTCCTGAAATAAAGTTTTGAGTAAAGTGATAGCCATCAATATTATGATAATACTTTCCTTTATATTCTTTTGAATAAACATTACATAAGATTTTAACTTCCATATCATATTCTAGTTTGTTCATTGAATCCATCTTATCACCAAAGGCACTTACACAGACTTCATTATTAAATTCTCCTCCTGTATCAATTACGATAGATTGTTTCCTCCATTCTTTTCCTGATTTGCTAACTCCTGATTCAACAGCTAACTTCTTTACTAGTTTTCCTTTTACTTCCATTTTTATAGTGCCTGATTTTGCAGGTCTTTATTAATTAATTATTTATTTGTTGTTTTAACATTTTCATCAATGTACTTTCTTGCTTTTCTGACATTGAGTAGTTTCTCATCTTAGACATTACTGCTGAACCTTTCCCTGTATTGATAAATTCTAACATAATATTGTAAATGTCAGTAGTCATTTCAGGTTTTGAAATAGGTTCGTTTACCTTATTACTATCAACGTCTTTAGTGTCATCTAATAAGAATAAGTTACCAAGTGCATACTTTTTAGCGTAAGAACTACTTGATCCGAACGACTGAGCAATATCCATTCCTTTACGTTCTGGATTAATCCCTGCTTGAGCTTCAACATATATAGTCTTTTCTCCATCTGAAATACTTACTTTAGATGTTAAAACTAAATAACCTGCAATCTCTTGAGTCGTTTCTGTTATCGTTAAGTAACAACCATACTTCTTTAAAAGTGGTTTAACGGCTTCTAAGATGTCTTCTGCACTTCTATACTTATACTTACCAAAACTGTTAAATTGATTCTTAGGAGCTTTCAATTCGCTTTGAATAGCTATTAAATAGTCCTGCTTGCTTTCTGTTTTCATTATCTTGTTCTTAAAATTAATGCTTTTCTACCTTTTTGGTTATAAAGCTTGTTGTAATGTTTTAGCTTATTAGCTACCTTGTGATTATCTTCTTCTGTTATTTCTAAGATGTCATTCCAATAAGTCCCTTTTGGTTCTACTTTGAAATTGTAAACTTCATCAAGTATTAGTCTGTTTTTCTTTCTATATTCAACACTTGCTAAGTCTAATTGCTCTTGTGTTCCATAAATCCTTATTGACCTTTCATCTCCAACTAAGTCATTATCCATTGTAAATAGCCTACTATTCCATTTTGAATCTGATGAATATCCATCTGACTTATAAAAAAAGTCTTGGCAAATTAAATCCAATGTATTGTATTCTAAATATTCTGCGTCTTGTATTGTCATCTTAAAATCTTTTTGAGTTATCCTGCGAATTATAGTAAGCTGATTTTACCTTAACATATAAATCTCTTACAGTTTGAAAAGATAAAGACTGCATTCCGTCCTCAGTTAATACTGTATTGTCAGGTAAAAGTACAGGTTGATTAGATTGTACGTCTAACAAGCTAATAATAGCTTCCTGCTTAGTAGTTGCTTCTTTCATTTTATATTGCATTATCTTAATCCTAAAAAAAGTTCTAAAAGCGTAATAGACGCTAGTAGTATATATAAGCAGCCGAAAAGTCCTGCTATTCCTAAAAGTGTTGAGAGTAAATTTTTCATAATATTTATTTGATTAATTATGAAGCAAAGATATAAAAATATAATATTATAAACAGAATGATAAACAAAGTTATTAACAATTAAGGTGTTTACATCTAGGACAAACTTTATTGCTTGTCTAGTATATTACCATTAAAAAGAAAAGAAAGTGCCTAAAAAGGCTAAGAGGGGGTGCTATAAACTAAAGAATAATACTATTATAATTAATAGAATATAAAATAAAGAAAGTTTAGTAGAATCCTTTAATTGCATTACAAAGGCATTAATAAATTAATTGGAAGAGTTCCATTATTTAATACTACACTACAACCTATAGACTGTTTTTTGAAGTTCTTAGCGTAAGCAGCAGCGTAAGTAGTAGAGTCCACTCCACATCCTACTTGCATCCCAAATACTCTGTACTTCTTTCCGCAGAACCACTGAGTATAAGCTAAAGTATGAGTATGTCCACAAACAGATGACATTAAGTTATTTTTAGCCTTAGCAGCTGCTTGACCTCCTTCTCCATGTTCAAAAAGTACATCATCATATACTACTGATTCAACCCAATTCCAATTAGGAGTTTTCAGAACTTCATTGTAAGACCTTATCCACGCTTTAGGGATTCCACCTGAAAAGCTCTTTCTAGCAGCAAGACGGTCATGGTTTCCGATGCAAACATCTGCATACTCAAAGGCTTTGTACCATTTAGCTACTTTTTCAATTGTTTTTTCAAGTTCTAATCCTGCTGACATTCCATCAGGGTCTGGTTCATGATAGCTGAACGCATGATTATCAAGAATATCTCCTATGAAAATTACTTGATTACAATTAAAGGTTTCATACTGTTCTAAACACCAGTCAAGATAGCCGTCTAAACAGAATGGCTCATGCAAATCTCCTATGACTAAAATATTTCTAGTTTCAGTTTCTCGCATTTTCTGTAAAGCTGCTACCTCGTGTGGCTTTAATCTATAACGATTATTTTTTTCCACTATCAGCAATACCTTGCCCTAATATAAGTGTCAATGCTGCATAGAATAAATTTTTTGCTGTTTCTTCATCTACACCTAAATATGTAACAATAATTGGAACTACAATAGAAGCTACTGCATACCAAAATTTCTTAGATTTAAACATTGTTGAGATTAGCCATTTTTTCATAATTATTTATTTTTGATTATTAAATTAATATTTTCACCGCCTAAATTAACTATTTCTTTGATTAGTAAGTCCATAGCTAATACAGAGTTACTAACAAAGTCCTGTTGGCTACCTAGTCCTACCAGGATGCAGCCTCTTGTGTCTTTAGCAGTATTACCTCTATGGAATAAGATGTAGCTTCTATTCTCTACATCCTTTACAAGTAAATGAACATAGTCCCTTGTTGCTGATTCTCTAGGAAGTCTAAGTCTTACTTTGTATTCTCCTTCAGGGATGCAGCTTATATTCCTTTGATTATCTAGCCAAGGATTCTCTAAAGTATCGCACATCCTTTCTCCATCTAAAAAAAGCTCACCTATTACAGAATTTTCTGAGAATGTATCTCTAATCAATAAAAGGTTAATTTTTTTTTTGTTCTTCAAATTTAATGAATTTGTAAACTGTATATGATATTGCTAAAATTAAAGAAACTAGAGTAAGCAATTCATTACAATCTGTTATACTAAAAGCTATTGCCGTACTATTTGCTAGTCCGACCTGAAGACTGTCTTGTACTTCTTTCATTTGTTTTAGGTTTTTTATCTAAGTAAGATTTAAGCTTAGTAATATTAATTGGTTTTGTCTTGTAGTGTTTCTTCATTAATCTGATGAACTTAAAAAGTTTTGTAAAGTAAGTCTAGTTCCTTGTCTTGGTCTTTCAAGATTCATATTATTGTAGTAATTTTCTCTTGAAGGATTTACATCTGCTCCAGTATTTGTATTATATTCAGGGAAACTTGCAGTGTTATTACGGATGTAGTCTATAAGTCTTTCTCGATAGTAACTCCCAGTATTTAATATTTCTTCTCTAAAACTTTGAGCTTCAGCAGTTGTTAAAGCCGTTCCAGTTTCAGATGTCTTAGAATAGATATTGCCGTTTTCTACCTTGTGCCGTAAATAATTAAAGGCGTGGTAAAGGCTATATGAAGGGAGCATATCTCCAATATAATCATCTAGTAAAGTCTTATAAGCTGCATTTACTGGAAGGTTTACAGTACCTGCTACTATTAAGTCTTTAAGTTTTTGATTCAGGTCAGTACCTAAAGCAGTTTCAACATATATTTTCTGTGCTTCTCGTACAAATGGAAGTAAGATGTCTACATCTACATTAAGATTGATTGCGGTGCTATCCTTTAGCTTCGCTTCTGATATAAATAGTACATAGCTCATAGTTATCTTGCGTTTATATATCCGTTATTTTTCATTTTTCTTGGTGGTGTTGCAACTAGCTTATCATTCTTCTTAGCAGTAAAGCCTTCTGACTTTGCTTTTGTATAGCCAATCATATCAGCATCTTCTATTTTAGTAGTCCTAGATTCTCCTATTGTAGTCTTAAAGATTCTTCTACTCCAAAAATGGAAACATTGAGGTCCTCCTTTCCAGAGAAAAATTGAATAAAAATCCGTTCCTCTAGGTCCAAATCCTGGATTAACTGCCTTACTTTCCATATTAATAATATCTTCCTTTCGATATAGCTTTTTAGCTCCCATCATTTGCTGACAAAACTTTCTTCTTGTTCCTGACTTATTAGTTAAGAAATTATCATTAGAATAAACATAACGAACTCTGAAATAATCATAAGTCTTTTTAGAGATTCCATCTTGTTCAGACTTACGATTAGGAATTGCCCTGCCTGTTGAAGCTAGTTCTATCTTTTCGCCTGCAATATCATTTAATACTTCTTCATAATTAAAGTCTTGATGCTCACCATCTACTACTTCTTCTTCTATTAATTCCCAATCTTCAGACATATCTTCTCCAAATTCCTCTATGAACTTTGAAAGCTCAGTTGCCTCTTGATGACCTTCACAAGCCATATAGACTGTCTTACCTTCTAATTCGTGTGAGTGGTAGCCTTCACACCCTAAACTCTTTGCACTCTCTAAGGCTTCTTCTATGGTGTCATAAACAGGTTTTCCATCAATCATTCCAACTTTAGCAAATTCTTTTTTAAAATCTTCAACTGCTTCTCCTTCTAAAGGCGGTAATCCTATTTCTTCTCTTATTTCGTCCTGAGTCATAACATCCCTGATAGTTGCAGAATCAAATTGAATTGTTATTGGTTTCAGTTGTACGAACTGGACTGGCATATCCATGTTATTTACTTGGAATATCTTGTGTAATACTTTTAAGATTTGTCCTTGGAATGGCATTATTACCGTATTAAGATAAAAATTACTAGCGTTTGCTAGCTCGTCTGCATTGCTTGAGAACCCGTTAGCACTATCTAAGCCCATAAGTGTCTTAGAAGTAACCCTATGACCTGAGAGGATGTTGCTAGTTAAAAGTTCTTGGAGTGCTAAATACTGCTTATCTAAATCTGATGGACTAATAGAAGTTATTTCTGGTACTCTAGTCTTGTCATCTGAAAAAGTCAAAACGAATTTACCTGCATTTTTTTCTGATGTAAATTTATCTTCTAAACTTCTTTCTATCTGATTTCTTTCTTCAGCCGTTGGAATTCCATTAGCAAATGATATCATGAACGAGCCAGTAAATCCATTAGAGATATTGTTGAGATGAAACTCAGAAACTTTAGAATCAATTAACGCCCAATTATTACAAGAGATGTAATCAGCAGTATAATAAGAGTTCATATTAGGACTGTAAAGTCCAGTATAAAGAATTTGATTAGGTGAAGTTCTATCATTAACATTAAAGGCTGGAACTCTATAAGGCTTGTTCATTCTTGTGTTAGCCCAATCCCCAGAAACATAGTAGCCTCTAGTCTTTCCAAATTCGTCAGGACGCTCACATCTAATCTTCTCTACTGGAATATGATAGATTTCAGCTATCTGAGTTCTATCTTTTGACCATACTATATTAAGTGCAAATGCTCCTTGTAATTTAAAGTCAAATGCTACCTTTTTTAATACCTCGTGTAGTGTTTCATTACCATTAGCATTATTCATAAAGTTCTGAAGCTTTACTCTTGCTTCTTCATCTCTATCATCTTCATCTGTTATAACTAAGTCCTCAGCACTTATCATTTCAGCCGTTGCATTAACAATAGCAGCCGTTATAGAACTTGAATAGTAAAGGTCAATTAAAAACTGTGGGTAAAGGTTTCTCCATTCTCCATTAGAGTCGCCGTACTCAATGTAATCTTTTCCTCTAACCTCTTGTACCAAAGGAGCTGTTGAAGTGCTTAAATCTACTGAAAGTATTTTATCCATTTTTAATTTTTATTGACCGTAATAAATAGTGTTAGTTCCTGATGGTTCTGGGTGCTGAATATATTCAACTTGCTCAGTTCCAGATTTTTCTGTTAAGTTTAGTATTCCTTTAGTTACTATTCCATTTACTACTCCATTAGTATCAGCTACAGGAAGTACTTGAGTTTCTGTCTTTGGAGCGGTCGTATCACTTAATACTACTTGACCTATCCAACTAACTTCATAAATTTCATATTTCCAATGACCTGCTGGCAATAAGTTTATAGTAGACAAAAATAGATCAGGAACTAATGCATAATAAAACTGAATCTTTGTGTATCTAGGAAATATAAACTCTTGAGCGCTTGCAAAAGAATAGCTATAACTAATAGAACCGTCAAAGTCATTTATAAACTTCACTAAGAATCTAATCTGAGTTCTATTTACTAAAGTATTTATTCTGTTATCTTCAGTACAAATTTCTGTTAAAATATCAGTTTGCGTAAATCCTTGTATCATATTATATAATAGAAAAAGTCTGTTTCTGTTTGGTTAATAAAGGAAAAAGGCTGCCAAAGCAACCTTAAACCCATAGTGAACGCTAGATTTCTCTATAGATGGTCGAACCACCCCACCCTCACTAAGTGTAAAAAAGGGTAACTGTTAAGCTACCCTTTCTAAAAATATATAAAAGAAACTAATTAAGAAGTAACTATAGCTCCCATTGTAAAACCTGCATTAGAAAAAGGTCCTGTTGCAATAGGATAATCTGCTACCATTGGAAAAGGGTCAGCCTCTATGCCGTCAAATGTAAGTGTATAACCATTTTTATCTCCCCACGCAGCTCCAGAATCCATAGTACCTGCATTAAGTTCCATACCATTAACTCTTCCTAAACAAACTATAACGTCGGTTCCAGTAGCTAAAATTTGTTGATTTAATTGAGCAAAGACAACAACCTTAGTCGCTCCTAAAAGCTTTATTTGGTTTTGGTCTTCTTTTGTAAGTCTGTTGAATAATACTTGAGCAGTTGGAGTATAATAAATAGTTCCATTTTCTCTTGAGCCTACGATAGTATCGGTAATACTTGCTACACCTAAAGGCATAGAATATCTGTAAAGTTGATTAGTACCCATTTCTATGTCAGTAACTTCTCCTGCCGTTACTGCTATTCCTGTTCCGTCTATTGGAGCGTCAAATTGATCAAAAACTCCGAAATAAATAAATTTTACTCCTCCAGATATTCTATTACAATCGAGTCCCCTTCCCTTGGTTAGTGCCGTACATGCCATTTTATTGTTTTTTTTAGGTTAAGGGTGGAAGGGTTTTACCCCCTCCATCCATTATTTATTTATTAAGACTGTCTTACGATATCAGCTCCTGTTCCTGACTGTACTCCTGCAGAGTAACGAGCTACCATTCTGATATTGTCAGAACCATCTAAATTAGCCATATCCATTAAGTTGATTCTTGTAGCATCACTTAAAAGGTCAGTTCCAAAGAAAAGATTAGATTTTTGAGCTATTACAACTTCATTTTCTAACATTCCATTACATACTGCTATCTTGTAGCCTTCAAACATTGGAACGTATTCTCCATTCATGTTATAAGCGTTTACATATCCTAATGTAGAAACTGCTCCAATGTAGTATTGGTAAGTTCTTTGACTCATATATATATGTAAATCTTCTTTACCTAAAACTGCAACAGGAATAACTGCAACTGCTGCTTGTAATTCTGCTATAATAGTACCTGCTGTATATGCTCCCCCTGCTGCATTCTGTACAACTGTAGCATCAACACCTGGTAATAAAAGTCCTGTAGCTGCTCCTAAGAATCCGTTAAATTGTCCTGCAACAGCAGTTCCTGCCCAAATAGAGTTTTCAGTTGCTTGTGCTATAATTTCTCCCATATAAGAAATTACATAGTCATCAAAAGATGCTGGAGGTGGTGCGCCTGCTCCTGCTCTCATTTGTAATGCTTCCCAAGAAGATAAAAGAGTTTCCTTGCAAATATCCATATTTACTTGTAAGTTTTTAGGCTCTAATACTTTTTCAGTTAAAGCTAAAGTTCCTGCTGCTGTAAAGTCGCAAGTTGCGTCTACTACAGAATTTACTGTTTGATTAAGAGCTTGTATGTTGCTCTTAAATTTAATATTTTCTATCATTGTTAGATAGTCTAACGAGTTGGATGCTTTTAAAGCTGCTGAGATGTAAAATCCTGCTGCCTTACCTGCAAAGTTTGAAGCTACTGTAATTGCCATAATTTGATTATTTTTAGTTATTTATGTAGAGTTATCTCTACTTATTATTTGTTTAAGTTATATAAGAATCTTTCCTTACTTGTCATTCTTCTAAAATCTTGTGCAGTAGGAGTTGCTCTTTCTGAACTAAATTTATTTGTATCTAAAGGTGCTGATGCAGGCGCTTCTGCTAACTCAGTCTTTAGTTTTTCATTTTCAGCTTTTAACTTTGTTAATTCATCTTCTGCTGAGAACTCAACTACTTCAGTAGTCTTAATAGACTTAGGAGTAGAACCTCTTTCTTCTGTTTCTACTGACATTTCTTCAACTTCATCATCACCTCCATCTTTATCTTTCTTTAGACTTGCAACTGCATCTTCTAAGTTTTGGATTCTTTTCTCCATACCTTCCCAATCCTCAACTACTGCTAAGTCTTCAGTCATTTCTTCTTCAACTACTTCTTCAGTTTCAGTTTCCATAACTTCAGCAACGATACCTTCTTCTTCTACTCTAAAAGTAACTCCTGTATCAGTCTTGTAAGTTCCAACAGGTAATAAAATTGTCGTGCCGTCTTCTGTGAGAACTGATATGTCTACTCCTGCTTCTAACTCCTCAGCAGTTGAAACGAAAATAGTTCCGTCTTCTGACTTCGCTTGATAAGCTAATTTTACATCTGGCTCTTTATCAAGACCAAGTGCTACCAATATTTGATTTTTTAAATCCATAGTTTTGTTTTAAGTTCTGTTATATAATAGAATAGTTATTGTTCTGTTTGATTTTATAATAATTTCATAGCTTTATCAGAATTACTTTGAGTTGTTTCCATATCTTTAAAAGTATCTTCAAATTGTTTTTCTAACCCTTTTATTCTACTAGGATATTCTATACCTAATTCTTTTGCTGCTTTTTTAAATTGTTCTATTTTCTTTAAACCATCAACAGTATCTTGCTTTACTTTTACTGCTTCTCCTTTTAGAGTTCTTATAGTATCTATTGCATTATCTTTTCTTTTTGATACTGTTCCTGCTTTTTTTATTACTTGTGTATATATCTTCTCTAAGTCATCAACTAAAGCTAACTCAACCTTCTCAGTCTTAAGTTCAGTTTTGTTTTCTCTTACTAGCTTGTTTAAAGCACTTAGTATTTGTTCTTGTGTTGGTTTCATATTAATATGAGTTTCTAATATTAGTTGATATTCTTTTTAGCTCCTTACTTCTACCTTCTGTTGCTTTTAATTCTTTTTCAAATTTCTTTAGATTAGGTATGTCATTAGGATTTATTCCTAACTCTTTAGCCTGTTTCTTAAATTTATCAATTTCTGCTGCTAAAGTATCTCTGTTTTTATTAAAAGACTTAGCTTCTTCATCTACTTTTTTTGCAAGTTTTGTAGCACCATCAACAGCAACTTTAACAGCCGAATTAAACATCTTGTCTAATTTATCCCCTGTGCTTTTAATATCGTCAAGCAAAGACAAATCAATCTTCTGAACACTTAACAATTCTTTTAGTGCTGTCTTAACTTCTTCGTCTGTAAATTCTTTCTTCTTATTCATTGTTTCAAATTTTGATGTAAAATATCCTTCAATACTTAAACCGCGTAAAGAACCCGATTTAATTTCTTGCCACAGCTCGTCATTCTCTATCTTCATTTTAACGAACCAAGTACCATTAGGTAAGTCGTAGCCGTATAACTTTGACTTATCACTATCTCCTTCCTTAATCCAAGATTCAACTGTTAGAACACCTGAAACTCTGTCTTGATGTTGATAGGTTGCTTTGTGATGATTGTTATGTTTTAAATAAAGTTCAGCAGCCTTTCTTACTGTTTCTTTTGAAAAGTAAACATAGTAGTCTGAGTCTGTATTAGGATCGTGTCTAAATATTTGCTTGTTAGGAATTAAAGCAGGACTAACTAACATTCTCTTTTCTTCATCTACTTTAGCGAAAGTTAAGTTATTCTTTTCTTTTCCGAAAAAAACGAACTCAGATTCTATCGCAGGTGAGGTAACGAGCGATATAGCGTCAATTGCTAATTCCTGATTATCGTCTGAAATTACTAATTCTACAATTTTAGTTTCCTTCATATCTTCATAATAGTCTTTATTGTCAGCTTCACAATCAGCTTTTGAGTCATACTTACAAGAGCCAGTCTTTCCCCATTTATATTTTCCGTTTTCACATTTTTCGCAAGGCATAGTATATAATAGATATTAAGTTAGTTTATTTGATTTTAGATAGTAGCTCTTCTTCTAATATTTGCTAATTGGTCTTGACTGTTTGTCATTTCATCAGTAACTACAAAGGCTTTCATTGGTTCTGGTGCTACTCCCCCTGTAATATCAAAAGCTCCTGACATCATCTGAGGGGCAGGCGTTGCTGCTGCTGAAGCACCTCCACCGCCTCCGACTCCGCCTCCACCGCCTCCGCCTCCTACTCCTGCTATTTTAGCTATTTGTACTGCTGAAAATGCTCCTGCTAATCCTGCTTGTAAAAACCCAAAAGTACCTCCTGTAGCGGTCATCATTGGTACATTTGCCGAACCTGATTTGAAAGCTTCTTGAACACTCTGTATTCCTGAAATAGTAGTCTGAGTAATAGCTGCTGCTTTTCCTATTGCACTTGATTCTCCTGCTATATCTTTAATTAAGCTTAGACCATTTTGCGCCATAGCTACCTTTTGGTCTTTAACTAATTTATCTAAGCCTATTTGTTTATCTGCTTCTATTTTTCTAATAGCAAATTGGTCTTTTGCATACTTAGCAGTAATAGCAGTAATATCTTCTTCTGCCAATCTAGCTAATTCTATCTTTGCTTCATAATTAAGTCTTAAATCCTCCAATTCCTGTTCCATTCCTGAAAGGCCTTCTAATCTTAACTGGTTTTGTGCATCTAAAAGCTCCTTTTCTAAAGCTACTTGATTAGTTAATTGTTCAGATATTTGTCCTGTAATAGTTTCATTAAGTTCTAGCATTGCATTTTCTGCATTTCCTAAAGCTACTTTATTTTCTATACTATCATTAATCCCTACTTGAACTTTAGCAGCATCTATCTGGATTTGTAATTGTTTCTTCTGTTCTTCTGACTGTTTAGCTAATGTTTTACTTAGTTCTTCATTTGCCTTTATTCTTACTGCAAAGGTTTTAGAAACATCATCTCTTACTTGCCTTGAGATTTCAGCTTCTCTTAAAAATTCTGCATTTAGTTTAGCAAACTCTACTTCAGCTAATTGAGCTGCTTTATTTAATTCTGTTATAGCATTTGCTTGCTTTAAAGTTTCTTTAGTGTAAGTGATTATGGTACCAGTAATTTTATCAAAGCTATCATCAACACCTGTATATACATCAACTACTTGCTTTCCTGCTTCTTTAATAGTATCAAAAGCAGCACTAAATTCTCCAGTTACCAACTGGCCAAGTGCTTTTCCTGCTAAACCTAAAACCTCTACAAATTCATTAAATCTATCTACTAAACCTTCTTTAATAGCAGTACCCATTTCTTTAATCTTCTCAGCAGGATTTTCAAATAATTCTTTAAAATATTCAGTTACTGGTTCTATATTTTCTGATAAAAAACTAAACAAGTCGTTAAAAGCAATACTTAAAGCAGTCATCCCTGTATCAAAAGCATCTAATACTTTCTGGTTCTTCCCTAGAACTTCCATTAACTTAGCTATTAATGCAACTACTATTCCAATCCCTGCTGCCTTCATAGCAACTCCAACACCTTTAAAAGCCGTAGCAATACCTCCAACACCTTTTTTAGCTTTACCTGATGATTTTACTAATTTATCAGTATCTTTTGCAACCTCGCCAATATTTGACTTAACCTCCATTTCTAATACTTCCTTTGCCATAGTTTTATTTTTTTAAAGTGCAACGCCTGATTTTAATTGTGTAATTTCTATATTACAAATCCATTCTAAAGTAACGCTATTACGACCTCTAACTGAAATAGAAAAGTCATCTCCTGAAACTGATGCTGCTGCATTCCATCCTGTAATAGTTCCTGAAGATTTTATTACATCTCGTTCTCTTTGAATAGTAGTAACTCCTGATTTATTAATAGCAACACCTCGTTCAATCATGCTTAAATAATCTCCATTATTACCAGTATTAGTGCCACCAACTCTAACCGCTAGAATAGTAGCGTTAAAATAAATTGCCGTATTAATAGGAATTTTAAAAAAACTACCTGAAGTATTGTTTAAATTAGAAGCTAAAGTTGCTGCACTTGTAGTCTGTTTTCCGTAAATAACTCTAATAGCTTGTCTTTCGCCTAAAAGGTCATCAGGAGCGTTACCCCCTAAGACTGTAGAGTTAGTTGCTGTAGCCTCTCCTAAAGTACCTGAAACGTTAGCATTATTTATTCCGTTTGCTATTTGATTTTCATTACCTATTATTATATTATTACGTGATAAACCTTTAACTGTATTATCAACGCCCATTATTAAAGTATTATTAGTACCTGTTTCAGTAGAGTTTCCTGATCCGTAAGTTCTGTTATTTTCATTAGCAACAGCTATATCTAAATTTGCATTATACCGAAAAATATTGCAAGTTCCGTTTACTACATTGTAAGTATATCCATAAGACTCACATTGTAATTGATTAGGGGTTACTTCATTTTTTCCATCTGTAAAAGTTACAATTCCAATTTGTGAAATCGCAGCAGGTTTTACTGTAAACCCTGTTAAGTATGAAATATTTTCTCTTGGAATCGCTGACATTATGGTATAAGTATAAATTCAACTGTTGCCAATTCGTTCGGCTGGTAGTTTATTTTGTTTACTCTAAAGACTCTGTTCTTAATAAAAACTGTATCGTTAAATTTAAAAGTATTTATATCTGAAGGACTTAAATCTACTTTTATAGTCATGATACGAGTATTAGGATTGTAAAGCTCATTAAAGTATGGAAGCCAGTACATACCAAATAAATTATTTACAGTAGGAGCTCCTACTCCAGTAATTAATTGACATTCACCAAAATGAAAGTCTATAGTATCTGTTAAACTTGGAGGAATAGAAGTAACTGTAGGTATATCTGTTAAATGACTAAACTGTAAATATTGAAATTCAAGAGCATTAGCTATACCTCCATTTTGTGCAGGAACAGAATAAGTAGTTGAAGTCATATCTACAACCCCATTATTATACATAATTCTAGGGCTGTTATCGAATCCTTCAGAAGTGTCGTCATTAAAATTATAAGAATAAATAGAAGGAACTATTAACTCAGGAAATTCAGAACTAAGAGGCTTTACTACTGTTGCTGCAAAAGGCTCTGCTATAATTTCTTCTTCTCCAGTTAATATATCAAATTGATCTGTAGCTATAAACTTTTTACTTCCGTATAAATGACCGCCTACTAAATTCTTATATTGATTAAATGCATAGTCATCATCATCTTCAACAAATTTAAAAATAGTCTTTCTATTTAATTCAGTTAAAGGTTTTAATTTAATTTGAGAAACGTCTATTTTTTCAGTCCAGTTTAATTGAACGCTATCTGTATTATTTACAAATATATCTGCATACGGTTCTATTTTTATATTTAACGGGTTGTCTTCATCAGGAATAGTTACTAAATTAAACATTGTAATTATTCCTTTTAAGAAATCCCACTGCCCTAATTCTCCTCTTAGAGTTTCTAATAACGTATCTGATGTAGTTTGGTCGGATGTAGTTGTAATTGTTACTAATGAAGGTGTTCCGCCTAATGGATCGAAAACGCCGTCTAATTCATACAACCCTAAAGTAGAAAAAGCTTGACATAGCACAGTATCTCCTGCTGCTAATGGTGAAGTAGTAAAAGTTCCTGAATAAGTGAAAAAAGTAGAAGTAGAAGTAGCCACATCAACAGGAGTTCCATTAACGAGCCATTGAACAAATACAGTGTCGCTTGATAATGAAACATTATCGAACCGCATATTCCAACTGAACGTATATACTTGACCGTCTTCTTGAGATGTAAATACTCCTGCTGAATATCCAAAATTTGCATTTAATGGATCGCCACCAACCAAAGGTGCATTCATTTCATCAAAATTTAAAGTAGCCATAGAAGTACCAAGACCAACATCACTTTTATTAGTTAATAAACCTGTCGAGTTAAAAATAACAGGAGCATTGCCTGACCCCCAGTTAAAGTCCATAAAAAGCTTATTAAAATCAGCAGTATTAAAAAAATTAGATTCATAAGTAAAATCTGTATCTGCAAAAATATTATTAATTAAGTATTTTATATTTATAAAAGGTCTAAATGCGCTTTCTAAAGTTGTAAGTTTTGGATTCCCTGAATTTGTGTAGCTATATTGATGATTCCAATCACAAAAAGGATATCTTAATACATCTGTAGCAGTAGCTCCTGTAGAGCCTGCAAAACTTCCTGAAGGCAAAGGTGCAACTGGTAATATTCCTTGCCAACTGTTTCTTATATTAGTATAATTATAGTCATGATCTAGCTCTGTAAAGTCCAAATCTTTAAATGTTCTTTCTTGTAAAATATCGGCTAAAGCTATAACTTCAGAATATAAATTTACATTATAACTAATTTCTCCTTCCTTATCTATTATATCTAACATTCTTAAATACCCTTCAAATAAAAGAAATCCGTCCTGTTTTAAAACTGCTTTTGTTTTTTGGTATGGATTAAATATTAATCCTCCAGATCCAGCTACTTCTCTAGTAATTTCAAAAATATGATCGAATATTCTATTATTTCTTTTTGTGCCAGGAATTTTAAAGGCTTTAGAATAAGACTGTACATTTTCAGCGACATTTTTAAAATCATCAACACTTAAAGTAAGTGGTAAATCTTCATCTTCATAAAGATCACAAATAACTTGTCCATCTCCTAATATTTGAATTGCTCCAGTTGGAATAGGTTGTGCATCTCTAATAGTAATAGAATTTAATACAAGCTTCTGATCAATAGTTGAATCACCAACTATAACAATAGTATCATCTGTTGAAAAGGCATTAAATGAAATATTTACAAAACCTGTATTATTAGGAATAGGAATAACTTGCTGTAGAATAGTTCCTGAATAAATCCAAATACCAAAAGCGTTAGTAGTATTAATATTTGTGTTAATATCCAAAGTAATATTATAAAAATTTCCAACTGTTAAATTAGATAATTTCTGAATAAGCCCTTGCTGAACTTGACCTGATTTGGGATTTATAGTTACAAGACCTCCTGATTCACTAACTCCAGAAGCACCCTTATGAAATCTCTTCCATGTATTAACAGTTAAAGACGCTCCATAAAAGTCTATTGCTTCTTGTGTTCCATTTGATAAAGTTACTGTATGATCTGTTGAAGAATTTACTGTACTAAAATTATTACCGTTAATAATAAATTGGCTTGTATTCGTAAAAATATTTGCATTGTAACCGTCATAGATCTGTGGATATATTATTAGTTGAACACTCATTATATAGACTGAGTTCTAAGTGTCTTGCTTTTTTCAACTTCAAAAGTGTACTGCATTAGCTTATCATTAGCGACGGTTTTTTTAGTATAGCTAGAAGTTGTAAGTCTTACAGGTGTTACATATTTATTAAGAGAAGAATTAAGTTTATCAGATGTTTTTTCTTTTAACAGATAAACTTCAGGACTATTAATAAGCTCTTCGAACCAAGCTGATTCTGACTCGTTTACAAAATCTGTATTCATTGTTATCTTTTCTGTAGCATTTACTCTAAAGGCTTTCTTGCCTCCTCTAAAGCTGTCAATTCTGTAAGAGCTAGAGTTCCAACTTCCTTCTAATTGCTGGTATGTACTTCCTTTTGTAGAAATTTTCTTAATAGACTTCATGATAAAAGTATAGTAGTCCCAAGTACCCCACTGATTTAACCAACAAAGTCTAATAGACTCAAATCCTTTTGTGTTAGGACAGTTAATATTCATCCTATATAAAGATGACATAACAGTACCAGTAGACCCTATGACTTGAAAAGTGTAATATGATAATTTTGTTATATTAACGTTAAATATAGTACTCCAGTTAGATAAGTTAGCAGGAAAGACTCCTGCATAAAGTATTTGAGCGTCTATAATAGATTGAGGATATTTAAAGCCACCGTTACTTGATTGTTGAATATCTTCAGAATTTAGAAGAACGTCTGAATCGTCATAATACTTATACCTTATACCGTATGCACCTGCTGATCCTAAACCTGGAAAAAAAGGATTTGACATTAATAGCCCTACAGTTCCGTAATCATTTATATTAGCGTATTGTATTAAAGGAGCATTAGTCAAAAACTTTCTTTCTTGAGTATTTGAAAAGGAAAATTTATTAAGCATATTGTAGCCAAAATTAACACCGTTTAAATCTAGCTCATCAGTGTATTTAAGATAACCGTTTATTATTTTCATAGGCAAAGAAATATCTCCTGTAGTATTTTCTATGATACTTCCTGTTCCGTCGTTATATTGTACAGTAAACTTTATGACTAAGTATCTCATAGTATTAATATTTCCTGAGAATTTATCAATTAAATGCATAGGCACGTTATTATCTGTTCCATTTAACACTCCTTTATATGTACTGTCTTTCCTTGCTAAGTTATCAGAACTAACAAAACTTTCTACTATAGGACTAAAGTTGAACATTCCTACTCCTGCATTGTTAGGGGTAGTTTTAAAAGTACCTACTACATCTGTTAATACTGATGGGTTAGGGATTTGGTTGCTTATATGTACTGTAGCAATAAATTTTACATCTGTAAAAGTTGAAACAATATTAGTATTAGATACTGCAAAAATTACATTCTCTCCTGCTGTTAAAGTATCGAATAAAGTTTTTTGTTCTATTATTGTTGCCATTATTTTATTGTAGTTAATCCGTTAATTATATCTTCTTTTACATTTCCTAACAAGTCTTTACCAAACTGCTTTAGGCCAAGTCCTAAAGGTTTTTGAAAGAAGCTTATACCTTGTATTCCTTTCTTTCCTATACTTCTAGCAATTAAGAAAGTTATTGTCTTACGCTTCATGAACTTTCCGCTTGCATCTCTTGGAGCTATTCCTTTCTTGACTACCCACTTATCTAAAGCCTTACTTGGTGGCTGTGAATGTCCTTTTCTATTCTTATAGCTGTAAGGAGTTTTTATTGTTTTACCTTTATAATCTTTAAAGCTTCTTTTAACTTTAGTTCCTGAAACTCCTTTGTCTACAAAAGTTCCGTAACTATCCATATAGAATTGTACTGTAAAGCCATCATCAGTATTAATTACTTTAAATTTAATAGAATTTTCTAAAGCACCACCTTTTTTAGCTTTTTGTAAATTACCTTTAGCTCTGTTTACTACTTGTTTTCCAAAGCTTTCTAAGTACCTTTCTATATTTTTAGTTTTCACTATTCTACTCCAACAAATACTTCAACTCTAGCAGTAACGGCCGTAGTTGGTTTTACTTGTAAAGAAGCTAAGTTTAACATAGTTCCAAAAGAAGGAGCGCCTACTTGACCTAAAGCAATTACATCACCTGAATATAAAACGTGAGAACCTCCTGCTCTTACTGTTACTGTATAGCTTGATGTTGTAGTCTGTACCGCTAGCTCTATATCTACAGCAGTTTCCAAGTTTGAGATTCTTACATAACGAGTCCTATCTACATCAATAGCTCCTGGTGATGTAGAAGGTAGTGTATCAAATACTGCTACTGTTGTAGTTACTGATGCCGTACAGGTTACAATCCTTTCAAATACGTCATTAACTCCTGCTGTAGTTAAAGAATTTACTGAGCCTCTAAGGCTTCCATTAAGTGTTACTGTTTCTGAGATTGTCGTTACTAAGTCTGCCATATTTTTATAAATTAATTGTTATTTTAAATTTTTTCCATCCTATTTCTACTGTTAGCCATTTTAACTTCCATTTCATTAATATCCTGCTCCATTAGTATCTACTGGAATTTCACAAGACTGAAAGTCATTCATAACTAAGATACCAATATTAAATACATATCCGCAACAAAGATTATCGAATCTTTCTTCAAAAGGCTCAATAGTAAATTGATCTTCCGTAAAGTATAAAGGGAAATTAATATCATCAACTCCTGCTAATGATTGTCTTGTACTGTGTCTAAGCATTCCAATGAAGTCAGTTACAATTTGTAAAGTTTCATTAAATACATCTTGCTCATTAGTTAAAGTTTTTACTAATTTAGGAAAGTTAGCGTTTGTAAAGTTCTTAGTCCAGTTATCCTTTTCTGTTACCATGTCCATAATAAAGATCTGAAAGTTATAGGTCAATTGACTTTCCCCTGTTACTACATTTGTAGGATTAATATGCATTAACGGAAATTTCTGCATCTTTTCAAGATTGACGGAAAATATATCTCCTACAGAAGTAGATTCAATTTGCTTGTGATACTCACCTAATCTAAGAAGAGTATTTACTACGTTATTATATGTCTTATTATTAACCATTTACTTTACTTTATTTTGTGAGTTCAAATCTGTTTCATAACTTAGCCAGGTCAAGCATTCTAAAAGACTTAGCTTAGTTATTGTTTCTAATTTACTTATATCTTCTTTGCATAATCTATGCATCACACCAAACCACCCCCACTTGCTAGCAAAATCTTCAGTTGCTATTGCACTTTCATTTCCTTCTGCTTCTCCATCAAATATGATGGCAAAATCTCTGATAACTCCTTCACGAAATTGTAGAAAAAAAAAAGGCTTGCTTGCACTTGTTCTGCTGACATCATTTTCATTTCTTCAGACCTCATTGTTATATCTCCATCATAAGCAGCAATAATATAAATATCGTTTTTCTTTTCTTTTATAGGTCTGTATAGAATTGCCATCAGTTCAGGAAGGTTTGTATTTATTCCGTTCTTGATAAATTGCTCTATGTCTGCATACTCACCTAAAGTAATTTCTGAAAGTTGTGGATGGAATCCATATTCAATTTCATTAATCTCAATTATACTTTTAAGATTTGTATCTTGCTTAGCTTGTAGCTCTCCTATCTTACTAAGTATAACGGCTACATCTGATAAGGCTAATTCCTTTACTAACTTCTTAGGAATATCTGATAGTGCTGCAATAGTTTCAGTAGCTTCTTCAGTCTTAGTCCCTGTTTCAAATTCAATAAGTTTAAGCCATAATTCCAACGTAACTTCCGACCAACTATTGATTAGCTTGAACTCTTTTACTTTGCCTCCTTTTTTAATTTTAACTTTCATACACTATATAATAGAAATTTATTGTTTTTAGTTTACTGCACGAAATACCTTCCAAAGTTACTATCTATCTCATAAAACATTCTCATAGCTAAAGCATCAGCATAATCAGGAGAACGTCCTAAAATAGACTTTACTGTATCTTTTGGTATTATCTGTAGTTTATTATCTTTGTCTGCGTCCTTAGTCCTGACTTGCTCTAGTTCCTCAGTTATGTAATTCTTAACATTTACATCTGAACAACTTACTCCAATTTGTCCTTTGTTTATTTGGTCTGCTAATTTGTAATAGCATTGAGTTTTTAAGTTTTGATAGTTCTCACCTTTTATCGGTCTAGCATTATTTGTAAATCCTTGACATCTTAAGTAATCCTTTACCCCACCACCGACTCCATCTTCATCTACTATGATATTCCTAAGATTAACTCCATTCTCTTGTTGTAGTTTCTTAATCTCGTCCACAACCTCATTTACAGCCGATTTAAGGATAGTTCTTATATATCTAATGTGTAACCCTTGCCAAAGCATTATAACTGTCTTATCGCTTCCAAATCGTGCTACATCACAAGTAATGTATTTATCACCTTCTATTCCTTTTTGACTAAACATACTCATTATAGAATTGTAGTCAATAAGACTATCGGCTGTTGCGTCATACTCCCAATTTCCGAATAATAGCCTTTGCTTACTTAATTCATCTAATTGAGATAGCTGTGTTTCATAATGCTTAGAGATATAATTATTATCTATTACTAAAGATTGAATAAACTTCCTGTAGTGCTTTATTGTATTGTCTTGTGCAGGTCTGTAATACTCAGAATATACCCAGTTCTTAGCAGGGTTGCAAGTCATTAACATCTTAGGGATTAAGTCGTTTTCGTCTAGCTTGTATCTAAGTCTTGAAGCTACTACGTTCTTAGCTTTTTCAGTTATCTGATTTGCTTCATCAATAAAAGCTCCTGTTATTTCAAGCGACCCTAATGAGTCAAAGTTTCTATCTGATGGGTATAAGAACAAGTCCTTTAGTATTATCTCAGAGCCATTATAAAAGGTTATTACATTACTTGAGCCGTTAAATGTGTAGTCTTTAATAGCTTTTAAGTTCCACTCAGTACATACTTCAAAGAATGTATTTAATGTAGTCTTTTTTAAAGCATCTAATTTACTCCTACCCATTAAGTATCTAGTCTTTGGATATTGAAGACACATAGTAATTAAGTAACTACAACCAACCCAAGACTTACCACCACCTGCTGCTCCTCCAAATAAAACCTCTTTAGTCTTATCGTCAAATAGATACTTTAAGCACTCCTTTTGCTTAGGCGTAAATTGTGGATTAATTTCTAATAGTTCAGCTTTAATCACCAAGATTAATATTTATTTTAATTCTTTCATCTCCTGAAGTCAAGTCTATTTCTTGCTTCTCATTATAACCTCTCTTACGTCCTCTAGTTCTTAGGAAGAAAGTAGTAGCAGTTGTATTACCTTCCTTTATTTGTTTTTTAAGACTTGTTTCAGCAAAGTCAATAAATTTACTATCTATATCATCTACGGCTTTCTTATAAACTTCATCACTTTGCATCCAAGCATAGTGTCTGCTTCTTGTAATGTCTGCTTTTTCACAAGCTTCAGTTACTATACCTAATGACATCTCTAGTGCAGCTAGTAGCTTCTTTTTACCCTCCTGTGTCCTCTTTTGTTCTGTTTCCATATTATATAATAGAATTTATTGGTATTCATTTGGTAGCATTAGTCTTATTCCTAAGTCAGTTATAGCCCATACTCTTATTTGTTCTGTATATACTTCAAAGGCTTTAGTATTTAAAGCTGTTGTACTTCCTATTTTATTTAATGCTATTTGCTTATCGTTAATACTTATCATTTCATATTCAGATAAGAACTTAGCTCTTAGTACGTCATGCATTTCATCAGGAAAATATCCTAGTTCTTCTGCTAGTCCTTGTACGATACATTTCCAATAGTAACTATTTTGCATATTGCTACGAGTGTTTCTTTGTTTCTTTACGCTAACAATGTAATCGTTATCTAATTCCTTTAGGTAACTGAAAAGACTTTGCTTATCTTTACTGTCCTTTATCACAAACTTCATTAATCAAAGGATTCATTAATCCCTCTTTCGCCTATTAGCTTTTCCTTTGCTCCAGCCCATAAGTTATCCCTTCTCTTACTTAGGCTAGGTTCTGTCCTTTGTAGTGATGGTATTCCTTCTGTTGGTATGCTATCCATATACAGTCCACATTCACACTCTGCTTCCTTTGCTTCCCAATTTCCATCTCTAAAAACTATTGTAACTTTAGCTAGTTCTCTAGTGTTTCCACATTCGCAAGTATATAGTGTCATATTAAAATAATTCTTCTTGATTAATAACTTCCCTTCTTACAATACCTAACATAGTTTCAAAGATTGTTTTACCTACTTCATAGTCTACTAGGTTTCGTAATATCTTATCTTTGCGTTGTTTTCCTTTATAGCTTTTTAATTCTATATTATGAAACAATTCTAATTTTTTTAATTCATTATTTGTCTGACATAAACCAGTAAAATGTCTTGAATTTAAAGTATTAGGTAGATTAAAATTTGACCAATATAAATGTCTATCTTTTTCTTTTGCTTCAATCAAAGGTTTGTAATAAGGTATTACATTTTCAACCACATACTTACCCTTACAATGATGTTGTAAAAATATTATTTCTTGATATAATTTCATATCTGGGTATGTTGGGTTTTTACCATTAGCACCAAATCCCCAATATCTTGCTCTGCTATGTGTTGGGCAAGGAGGTGAACTCCAAATAAAGTCGTATTCTTTATAATGGTCTAATAAGTATTGATGTGCATCAGCTATGATTACAGTGTCATTAGGAAATCTTTCTTGATATAATCTGGCTAATTCAGGGTCTAGTTCAATAGCAGTTACTTCTATATCTTCTTTTACTTCATTCCACTTATATCGGTTCCCACCAAGACAAGCGTATAAGTTTAATATTTTCATCCTTTTATTTTATCAAGTTCAAACTCTAAATGATTAATTGCTTTCTGTATGCACTCAATCGGAGAGTCGTGTTTCCTATCAGCTCTTAATAAATAAGTTACTGCCGTTCCTAGATTGTAAGATAAATCAAAATCTTCAATAACTTTACGAGCTTCAATCTTGTAACGACTTCCTATATAGTAACTAGGGATTCTATTGTCTTTCATTTAGCCTATCATTTTCAAGTCCACCTGTTCTTGTTTCTACCTTATCCATATTGTAAAATAGCTTTTCTTTTGTTCTTCTTTTTATTCTTCCCTCTACAATAGTCATTATTATAACTATTAAAAAAAATACTGCTGCAATTATTCCTATTATTGTAAATATCATCATTTTGTTAAAAGTTTTAAAAGTTGAGAGCTAGTATAAATTCTATCATCACCATCATAGTTTACATAGATACAAGTAAAGTTATCATCTTTCCAGGTCCACAAAGCTCTGACATTCTTTTTAATATTGTCTTTCAATATCCATTTAATTGTTTTGTATGTTCTTTCCATTTTTTTAGTTTTAGTTAATCGTATTGGGGAGGCGACCAAACCCCCCCTCTACTACTCTAGGTTAAATTAAATGCTTTTGTAGGTATGACTCCTATATTAATTAGTATTAGTCCTTAGAGTATTCTTTATATATTTTTTTTATTCCATCAAAGCAGGCTGCTATACAAGAGCCGCAATTAGTTCCTGTTGAGTAGTTTGTATTATGCAATACGTTGTATATCTCTATCATTTTCTTCTTTGCCGTTTGGTCTTTAGCTCTTCCTGTTTTTAAGTCTTCCCAAAGTAATATAATCTCTGCTATTATTTCTTCAGGAATATCTGTTCTTACTTCTACCTCTGTTGTCTTTTGCCAAAAACCCTTTGGGCAAGATTGACTACTAATTTTTGACTTTACTTTCATAAAACATAGACAAATTTTGCATTGTCCTAATAGACTTGAATAGTAAACGCATCCTTTACAGATAGCCATCCTATCTTCATATATTTCTTTAGGTACAAAGAACTTATTCACTTAGCTTGTATTTTAATTCTGTTCTTACTTTGTCTATTGTAGTAAACAAACTGTTTCTACTTATCCCAGTTTTTTTTGCCAGACTGTCTAATGTATTACCTTCATAGTAATAAAGCTCAAAGACTTTCTTATCATACCAAGTAAAGCCATCTAAAGCACTATCTATCTTTTCAAGGCTAGTCCATTGGTAACTACTTGTTATTTCGTTAGGCAAGTTGTAAAGGTGCTTAGATGGTATTGTTTCTCCTGAATCCATTTCATCATAAGTAACTGCACTAGTCAGACTGTCTATATGAGTGTAATACTTCTTATACTTATAATAGTAATTACTTCTTGGACTTGTTAAGGCACGTCTTAATGCAACTGCACCATATCTAGTAATACCTAGTATTCCATCTTTTTCATAAATACTTCTAATTACATCAGGATTAGCTTGAAGAAAATAAAGCATTAATTCTTGTACGGATTCATTAACTTCATTTTCATCAGAGGTTAGTCCAAAAGCCATAGTCCGAAACTTATCTGAAAGCTTTGATATTTCTAAATAAATTTCAGTCATTAAAATAGTTTATCTTGTTCTACTTTACACTCATTAATAATTCCTAATGCTGAGTTTAAAATATTTAAACCTAATTCAGAGTTTACTGCATTTCTTTCTTCTAATGGTTTTTTACAAGCTTTATTACCATATTTAGGCATCATTGTTCCTACATCATCTTTAGGCTGTTCTATCTTATTTATATTAAAGTTAGACCATAAGTAATGCCTTCCAATCTTCACAGGTTTTATTAAAGGTTTATAGTAGCTAACTACATTTTCTACACAAAACTTTCCTTTGTAAAAATTCTGTAAAAATATTATTTCTTGATACAAATTCATCAAAGGATAAACAGGTCTTTTTCTTATATACTGTGTAAAGTAATTTGTAGTGCTATGAGATTGACAAGGAGGACTACTCCAAATAAAGTCAAATTCTTTATGATGGTCTAATAAATACTCGTGAGCATCAGCAACTACAACTTTATCATTAGGGTATAAAGCTCTGTACTTATTAGCTATCTTTTCATTATATTCAACAGCTGTGATTTCGTGTTCATCTCCCCACAAATGCCTATTACCTCCTATTCCTGCATATAAATTTAGTATTTTCATTCTTTAATTGGTTCTATCTTGTCAATCTTATTTACCGTGTCCTGAGTTAATTCATCAAGCAATATTCTGTATGCTCTGACTACTGCTGAATTACTTCTTGTTTCTACTCCTGCAAAGAATCCGTTTGTTGCTACTGCTAAGTTTATAGGTATAATAAGCATCCAATCCCAAAAATTATTCTCCCTCTGTCCTTCTCCATAGTGATTTGAATACTCCAAAATAATTTCTACAACTTCTAAATAATTATTGTATCTACTTTTTGTGCTGACTTCTTTTGCAAACTCTTTACACATTGTTATATAAGTTTCAATAATTACTCTGTGTTCATCATTTGCGTAAATCGGTTCTGTCATACGCCAAAGATACTTAAATAGTTACGCTATTTGCTTTTCTTCTTTTAAGTTTTTAACAAGGTCTTTATAATAACTTATCTTTTCTTCATATTCAACTCTTGAAACTTTATGAATAGTCCTAGATAGAAACTGTAATTCTTCAGCAGTTCCTTCTCCATATTTAGAATCTAAATGTAATGCAAACTTATACTGTTCTCCTTGACCAAATAGATTATCTGCTGCTGACTGTGGTTGAACATTTGTATCACACCAACGAGTTGATAGATGTTTTCTTGACATAAAATGACCTGCATGAATGTTCTTGTAATGATAAACCCTTCCTGAAGTGAAGCATTGTACCATACCATACTCGTTAGCATCTCTAAGTCTTATGTAAAGACTGAACCACTTGTCTAATTCCTTTTTTAATTTACTGATTGTTTTTTTCATATACTCTTAATCAGATCAGCAACATTTTTCCAATCTTCATCTGTGCTATTATTTTTATATAATTGACGCAAAGAATCTAAAGCATCATTTACTCTTTGTTTCTTTGTTTTGTTAGTATTCTTTACTGTTACAGGTAATTTATCAGTTAGATCCCACTCTATTACATTTCTTCCTGTTACTTTACAAGATCTAACATCTTTCTCATATATAACTCCTATTCTCCTTAATTCAGTAAACCTTGCTGCACTTAATGATAAAGCATTTATAGGATTAGTATGTTCTAATGCCTCCTGTCTAGTACAAGGAGCAGATTTAAATATAGCCTCAAAAGTTTCAAATCTTCTTTTAGCTAATAAACCTGCTTCTTTAATTTGATTAAAGCAGTCTATTGATGTTTGTCTTGTTATCATATTTTTATAATACTTTTAAATTAACTTTATATTCTTTTCCATAAGATATTTTTCTAACCATTCTTGTAGGTTGTGGAAATCCAAACATCATCTTAAAAGTTCCTTTTTTTTCTGGATCGTAAAGTTCTTCTTTTTTCATTTTAGTAATTTTGTAATAGGTTCTTGATAATAAGGAGTCTTTTCTTTTGGCTGTCCTAAAGTCCTTACTTGATAAGTAGCATCATCAATTTTTAATTTATGAGCATAAACCCACTTATAAAAGGTTCTGATGTTTAAGAATGGTTCGTCTTTACCAAACCTTACTCCAATATGAAAAGCTTCTTCAACTTGATTCCAAGTCATATTTCCAAATCTTTTCTCTTGTATTAAGTCTGCTGCAAATATATTACTTAAACTAGCCATAGTTTTTCCATCTGTTTTATGTCCAATTTCTATTGATGTCTTAGCAATTAATTCATAAACCTTTTCTTTAAGTTCATTTATATTTTCTTTTTTTAATTGTATCATAAGTATTCTTTTCCTTTTAAGTATTCATTTAATTGCATATCTATTTTAGACATAGTTTTTGGATTTTTCTTTTCTCTACTTTCCCAAGTCCGAACACAAGCCTTCCAAGATTTCATAATTTCTTTTCCGATTTGCCACCCTTTGCTTTCATAAAAATCTATAAAGGCTTCTGCTTCTATATTATTTTTGCGTAAGATACAATAATTTTTAACTTCATCTAAAGTAGGTTTTTTAAAGAGAGC